GAGAGATCTGAAATGCTGCTGGACCATAACAAGCCCTGCACTAGCCATTGTACATCCCTCCTAGGGTTAGATCGACTTGGTCTGGTACTGCGCCATGTTCTGTGGATCGATCCGACAGATCACACGTGCGTACGCGCCCGTAATATCCTGTCCCATGATTGGGCTAAAACCAGTCACGATAAAGGGACGAATTGTACCGGACACGTTCGCCGCAGCCGGTCGCGCGTCATCCAACGCGGTGTTGGACTCGAGCGTGGTTGTGTTCCCAGTTATCGTTGTATTATCCTGACAACGGTACCTGTTTCCACTGGTGTATACCAGCGCGGCCAGCGTCGTGAGTAACGCGGTGCCCGCGAGTGTGGCCAACTGGACCTCGTACTCCTGGTCCCTGCCGACATTCACTATAACGGAACGGGCGGTATCGGTAGTTTTCCTACCGGTCGCCGTTATTCCGATACACTGACTGAAATTGCCAACCGTCATGGTCCATCCCACGACGAGCGCACTGGCGTTGTACATGACGGGCATGCCGGCATAGATAGTCGCCGTCTTTGTTGCCTCGAGTACCTGCATCAGTGGGGCCGTTCCGGCCGGGTTGCGGATTGCACGGAATCCAAATGGCATGTTGCTATTGTCAGCCATTTTCCCTGTCCTTCAGTTTGGCGAGGATGTCACTTACCTTGGAACTGCGCATGCTGCGCGGGTCCCTGTCCATTCCGATCGCCCGTGTATTGGGGTCGTCCTGGAGTCCCGCACCAACGAGTGCTGCACCCGGGTGGTGAATCGTCGTCGTGAACTGACTCGCCGCGGCGCGGTTCGCGTTCGCCCGCTGAATCGACAGGGCGCAGCGCGCCTTGTAGATCTTCGCGTCCAAACGACCGAGAACCAGATCGCCACGCCGCACGGCGCTGTCCATTTTTGTCCCACTGACCATCATGGCCGGTGGGTCGGGCATGCCGTACTCGCGCAGTTTGCCGTCCTCGGGTTTCCCCGTGTACTGGTCCCCCCACTGCATGACCCTCCATCCCCGCCAACGCCCCTGTCGCTCGCGCGCTTCCGCGTTGAGCCACTTGAGCACCTGGCCTTCTGGGAACTCCGGATCCGCGGGGATACCACCATCAATTCGCAGCGGCGCGTCCTCTGCGTATGGGTCAACTAGTGTCTCGACTTCCCGTTCAACCTCAGCGTCCTCGCCTGTGATTGCCTCCGAGAGCGCCTTGACGAGGTCAAGTAACTCGGCGCGCTCGTTATTGAGCGTGTCGATCTGCTCCTGGAGGGCGGTGAGTGTCGCCTTGGGTTTTTCCGTGGTCTGCTTACTCAGGTCGTCCATGTTTAGCCACCTTTCACGATCTGATCCATAATCTGGTGATAGATTGCCTTCCCTTCCTTGATCCGCTTCGGATCGAAGGACTTGCCCGTGGGTAGGGCCGCGGAAAGGCGCTGCGCTAAGCGCTTGTCGGCCGCCTCCTCCTCCGGTGTTGGCGCTTTATCGCCGCCGGTGGGTGCGGACTGGTGGCGCGTTGCCACACTGTTACCGCCGCCACGTGTGTCCCGGGCCTTATAGCCAGTTTTCATGGCTATCTCATTGGCTGCGTTCAACACGATACGGGGGTCGGCCGTAAGGTACGTGTCGCCGTACCTCTGTTTGAGTTCGAGCAGGTGTCTGTCGACACTCTGCCGAAACTCCGACGCTGGGTCCAGGAGCTCGGGGTACCGCCGCACGGCCATGCTATTGGCCTGATCCCGGGCAGATGTAAACTGCTGGGACTGGTCAAACTGCTGGACTCGCTGCGACGTTACTTCCTCCGCCGTTTTCTGGGCGATCAGGTCGTTGAGCGCCTCGCGCTGTGCTGGATCAGTGATCTGTGCACGAAACTGTTTGAGCTGTACAGACGACATGCGAGTTATGTCGTTTGCCGGTTCGGTTGTCGGTGCGGCCGGTGAACTGGACTGCGGACGCAACGAGAGGACCAGGCTTTTTAGTTCCTGGATCTCACGCATCTGTGCCGACAGTTTACGATCCATTTCTCCCTTGAGGTTATCAACCGTTCGCCCGGCTTTTTTGTCGTCGGGGTCCGGTTCGGAAATGGACTCGATCACCGGTTCGTCGTCGAACGAAACCGGGTCTATGTCGAGTGGCGAACTCAACGGGTCAACGCCGAGATTGTCAAGTGGCCCTGACATGGGGCACCCCCTAACGATGGGTGAGCGTGTGTTACCGGCGCTTCCGGGCCGGCTGCGGTGTTTTGATAACTTTGCCTTTTGGCGTCACGTGCCCCGGAATAACATCATTGTCCCAGGGTACACCGGCAGTGCGGTTCGCGTACGCGACCTTGGCCTTTTCACGAACTAGGAAGTTTGGGTGTGTTCTCGAAATCTGGTCCAAGGTCTCCATCGAGAGCGTCTTGAAGTTCATGTGGGCCTGGCCGCGCGCTACAACAGCCCCTATACCCCCGCCCAATTTCTCCACTTTCTTTTTCGCCATTTACTGCTCCTTGTTTTTCTTTTCAAGGTCACGAACAATTACTGCCGCAATCTCAAGACCGTCATATACGCCGGCCGCGTGACTGGCATCCCCCGTTCGGGCCTGTGCCAGTACCACTCCGGCGCGTTTCAATTTCTCCGCCTCTAGGGCTAGTATGATCTCTCCCCATTCTATCACTGAACACCGCCCTCTTGGTTGCCCGGATTCATCACATCGGGTGCCGGTTGGTTATTGGCCCCGCCCTGAATGGGTGCGCGGCCTGCCTGTTGTTGCGCGAGCATGAGCTGTGCGTGCTGTGTGAAGTGCGACCCAATGAGGGCCACTGCCTCGGTCGGCTGTTGCTCAAATATGGGGGAGCGCACGAGCATCTGGACCGCGGCCATGTGCTGTGCGTGATTGTCCGTGGGGAGTGCCCCCACCGGCACCATCTGCATCATCATCTGGTTCTCAGTCTCCTGCGAGTACGGCGGGTGTGTGCCACCCATGCCCTGTGGGTTGGGTAGAAGGTCGTCTATGTTCGCACCCTCGCTGTTGTGCCGCAGAAAGTCCAGGGTCAGGTTGCGGAGAGCGCGCATGTCCATCGCGTAGAGTGGGTTCGTAATGAGCGCCTGGTACCGTTGGAATGAAATATTCCTGCGCATCTCGCGGTTGGTATTCACGGTGTTGCCTGTGAACTTGAACTCGTACCGGCCGTCGAGTGCGTGCTTGGCGATCTTGTAGGGTTTCGGGTTACCGGTCACGTAAATGTACTTCTCCTCGGGGCCGAAGTAGTAGTACAGGGCGTGGATCTGATACATCAGTTCGCGCCACCCACCCTTCTGGGCGGCGAGAATGTACTGGTCGACCTTGATCCCTGCCTCACTCAACAGTGCCAGCGTTCCTCGCGCGGTACGCGGGGCATTGCGCACCTGGCTCGAACCAGATACCTGTGGGCTAACCGTCAACCTATCGGCGAACAACAGTAGGGAATCAACGGCCGACAAGTTAGCTAGGGGTTGCTGTGGGAAGTGCGGGAACACCACGCTGTTGATGTCCGCTACCGGGATCCCTTGCCCCGGCTGCAGGCCCCGTATCTGCTTCGGATCGATCGTGAAGAACGCCGGCACGTAGAAGAACCACGGGTTGTTGATGATCTCCTGGGCCTCGTGGACCATGTTGATAATGGCGTTGACCTCAATGTTGATTGGGGCCAGGTACTCGGCCTGGGAGAGCGCATAGAACATATTGGCCTGGGGAATGTCGCGTAGTTCCGCAAACGGACGGTGCCGGTGCGGGAACTCCTCCTCGAGGTAGCACGCGTGGACTATTTTCCCGAGTCCGTAGGGAATCTGGTAGATGACCTCCTCGGGTACCCCATCTCCGTCCAGGTCGTCGCTGGCGTAGACCTCGAGTACCAGGGCCTTTTGGTTGGTATACGCCTTGAGCTGGGAGGTCGTTGTGTCGGACCCGGTGGGGTCCTGCCCGATCTGAGCATCCACGATAGTCTTGAGTTCACGCTCATCGTTGCGCTGCTCGTGCTGGTCGGAGGTGGTGACCGAGTTCTTGATGAAGGTCATGTCTGTTTCGTCGAGGTTCCAGCCCTCACTGTTACGCTTGTGCTCGAACTCCTTGTACGACATCCAGTACTGGTGCGCAACACGCGGAGCTTCCTGGAGATTGCGCGCCCGGTAGGGCACGATAAGGTCCTCGAAACTGACTATATCAACCTCGACATTGTCCTTGGTGATGATCTGTCGGTGGATCTCTAATTCTACCTCGTCCATGTACTCGGTCTCGTGGAACGTAACGGTGGCGGTAAACAACCGGCGCTCCTCGCGGAACTCAACCTCAAACTGTAGACCACTCAGTCCCTCGTCATAGTCGGTAAGTGCGGCGTCCTCGGCACCGGCAACAGCAACGATCGCGTAATCTTCGGGTTCGGTTCCACTTGCTCGACTGAAACCAGTTACGCGCACACTGGGGCCAAACACGTCCTGGAGTATTTCGTATGGAACCTTAACCCGGTCGGTCGGAACGGGCTGGTTAGCGAGGTCCATATCGCCGGCCACCCACCGGTTCTTGGCCCGCTGTCGCAGCGTGGTCCACCGTTTCGCGTGATTGTACCAGGACTTGACAACCGAGGTACCGTCGAGGTGGCAGTTGCGGAACCAGATCTCCATGGTTTCAAATAGATCCGGAATGTTTGTGTCGCACGCCCAGTTCAGGTGGGTCTCGGCGTCCTTGGCCATATCGGGGTTCCCCCCGCCGCTCACACGCTCGGCCTGGACGTGGGGGTCCGAACCCCAGAAGGCATTCATTTCCTTGGGTACCAGTTCCTCGATCTTCTCAGTGAGCACGGGCAGGTGCATGTCAACCTGTCCTGGGTACCGAAGGGTGCGATTGGTCTGCCCGAAGTAGAGTTGACGAATGGTCTTGATCTTCGCCGCGCGCCCACTACGGTCACGCACATCGGCGTCTATCAGTTGGACCAGTTCCTTGCCCTTATCGCGCGCTTCCTCGTCTGAAAGGTGAATCATGAATCTCCTAATCGACCGATAATCGACCGATGCGCGCCACTAACCGTCCGATGCCAGGTACTCGACCGTAGCCTGAACACTGGCGTCCTCGTTTTTTAGGTACAGGTGCGAGAACGACCCGATAATCATTAGGACCCCGGACACGGCCCAGAGTCTTGTGTTCACATCGAGTGCCACCTTGATCTCACGATCGGTCACCAACATCAGGTGCGTTGCGGGGGTACCCGCACCCAAACTGCCGAGGTTGGCCTCCTCCGGCGAACCCATAGCCGCGTCCAGTACGACACGATCGGACGCCTGCAGCGTGTAGTCCACGTCCGTCTCCCGGAACACGTGGTCCAGGAAGTCCGATCCGTTGCGCAACAGTTTGAGTCGCGCGAAGGTGTTTACCTTGAGGACATCGGCCATTACATTCTCCCGTACACGGCACCGGAGATCATGCCCCGTCCCGGGTACTGTTTGTGCATTAGTTCGTACTCCTGTTCGAGCGCCTGACTGAGCGTGCGGTACGTCAACCCGGTTTGGTAAAAGTACCGTATGCAGTCGATCATGTCATCGTCGGTTTTGCGAACGGTCTGGCGCTCGCCGCGCAGGTCCCGCTGTTTACTCGAGGCCCAGGCGTCATAACTGTAACGCATAAAGTTCTGTTTCACGTTCGGGCAGTTGTTCATGACCACAAGACCGGGTTCGGCCCAGTCCGATCGGAGCCGAAGGGCCTGGTGAATGGCGTCGAGTCCCGCCTCCACGTTCGTGCGCGGGGCCGGTATGCACCGGATGCCCACGGTTGCGAACCGCTTCATAATCGAGTCCCCGCTAGTGCGCTCACGCGCATGCGCGGACGGATCGATCAGACCCATAACGATCGGCTCACGGTGACCCGTCGATTGATCGATCTCGAGCCGCTTAATTCGCTCGGCCACTGAGTCGATCGTTATAAGTCCCTCATCAAACAGTTCGCGGTACACGACCACCTGGTTGTCCGGTGATACGGCCATCCAAACAACGGCCACTGGTTTGCGCGGGTGCGGATCGATCACGCGCACACGAGGCCAAGTTCTGGGGATCTTGTATTCGGGGATCCAGTACGGGGGCTTTGGTTCCCACTCGCGGAACACCCTGCCCGTGAGATGCATCCATTGACCACCCACGCGCACGGATCGCTCGTCCTCGCGCAAATCGGCAATAAACGAGTCAATCGCAGCACGAGTAAGATACCCACCATTGTCGACACAGTTGTCGAAAATCGAGAACCGAAAAACCTCAACTTCACTGTCGCGGTCGCCGGAACGCGATTCGATCACATCGGCAATCCAGGGCTGGGTAAGTGGCGTGAGCGTCAACCAACAGTGCCCGGCGAAATCCACGAGTCCGCGCCGGAGCGCGACGTACTTTCGGTACCCGATAGGCTCGTCCGCCCAGAACCAGGAGCCCGAAGTGCCCTCGAACGCCATATCGTCCTGGTCATCGCTCATGAAGAAAATCTTCGAACCATTCTTCCACGTGATCTCGATTGGGATTCCGCGCGTGTCCTTGCGGATCTCGTACCACCCGCGCGGGGCGTACAGTTCGAACTTCGGGAACAGGTTCTGGCGCACCGCCTGTGTGAAGTCCTGGCAGATGATGCGACCGACGTTGGGAACCGGAATTGGTCGTCCACTGGACAACCGGACAGTGCGCAACGGATCGTCCGGCGCTAACCACGGTCTATACCCGAGCGAATGAGAGATTGCCTCCATCATTCCGCACTCGGTCTTGCCGGATCGGTTGTCGCCGAGTACTAGGCGAACGGACGCAAGCTGCGCGGCGAAAAAGCGTTTTTGGTCACCCTTCGGCAGTGGCCGGAAGAAACAGATGCGCTGCGACGTGTACGCCGCCTCGAGAACCATCAGTTCCCGGTAGAAACTCTGGAGATCACCGATGAGCTGTGTTCTATTTTCCTGCATCTGTACTCACATTGTCAAAATCCAAAATAGCCGGTTCCTCAGCCTTTGCCACCTCAACGCGCTCGAGGATCTCCTGGGTTCGATCGAGCACACCCGGGGCATCGTGCGCAAAATCCACCTGGAGCACCTTGAGCGATTTGACCTTACCCATGATCGCATCGCGCAAACCCTCTAGGTCCTGGGGTATGAGTAGCTGCCCCGAGTGCTGTTCACTGAGTATTGCCTTGCCCAGGTTCTCTGCCACCGCGGCCTTGTCGAGCATAATACCGAATGCTAGGGCTTTTTGCGACAGGGCCGGGCCCCACGACTGGTATCCGGTTATATTGCCATTCTTGTCCGTGAGCGGTATGCGCCCGGACTCCATGTCCTGGGGTTTGATGTGGTCAAGCATTTCCTCGGATTTCACCAGGATTTTTCCCATCACTCGCGCGGCCACATCGGCACGAGCCTGGCGCTCGGGAACTGTGGTCTCTGCGGCCTCTAGACTACGAATAGCACTGTTGACCGTCTGAACGGAGTACCCGAACTTCTCGGCTACCTGACTCTTGTTTTGCAGCAAAAGGTACGCCTGGTACACGAGCGCCTTGTCAACAGAAGTCAACCGCGAACCTTTGCCCTTGCCCTTGCGTTCTAGTTTGTTAGTCATGTTACGACAAAGATCCTTCGACCAGATTTCAGTGTGATGCGGAGTACCGGTCTGAGTGTTGCGTTGTTCTGTGAATAGAAATCCACGTACTCGTACCCGGTCCCGTTCTCTACGCCCGCCGTAAGTCGTACCTTGAAGTACGTGGTGCCGGACAGGTTCAAGTTGTTCTTGTTTACGGCCCACACCAACCACCCTGTACTAGAGATTGTTTTCGAGTCCTCCAGATGCGCAACTGTGCTGCCAAAGTCCGCGGCGTTCGCCTGTAGGGTCGCACCCCAGTTATCCCCGGCACTGCCAGAGTAAAGGTCATGCGGCCCGGAATTTCCCCCGCCCTCGCTCTGGTAAATGGTCTTTACGTACGTCTCGAGCACAACCGTATCGATCGTACTCAGAACAATTCCGTACGACGATAGATCGAACTTCAGGTACATACGTGTGCGCACATAGGTATCGAGCGGACTGCCGGGCGCGTACTTGCACCCCGACCGGAGCGTTACGGCCGACGTATTTACTGCGTAGGTTGCCATTAGGGCGTGTCATCCAGTGGCGTATCGGACGCCTGTGTGTCCGTGCGCGCAATGTACCCGTCGCCACTACTGCCCTCGTAGGGGGTGCCGCTCATATGCCCTCCACAATCGCAAAATTGTTATCAACAACCATTCTGAGAAGTGTCCCGTAGGTTGGTGCGCCTTCGTTCTTCACATCAATGCGAAGGGTTCGATCATTGTCGGCGTTGCGCGAGAGTATGATTATGTA